AATCATTAGAACCTGGCGCAGCTAATAATTTATTACCGGATACGCTAAATGATTCTGTATTCTGCCCAGAATAATCATCTAAATTAGTCCAGGGTTCATATAAATAATACGTTCTTTTAGGATTAATTAGTGCATTAAATGGAGTATTTTTATTTAAAATAATATAAAATGCATCATCTGCTGCAGCTGTTTCTTTTATTACCGTGTTTAAACTTTCTGTAATGTTATAATATTTACCTTCTAATTTAGCCGCTGTTATGGAATTAGTAGGAGTAAAATTATTTGTAGATACTTCAATATATGCCTTAAATTGTGTACTTTCGTTTAATTCTTCAAATATGGCGGTATATTCCCAATACCCGCTAATTTCATTATAAACCATATCTGCATAATATACATCATCTTTATAGAGTTTTACCGATAAAGCCGCTAAATTAGTATCTACTTCGAATAAATACGAAGTATCAACAGCTAAATATGAAGGCCCTGTTAAAGTAGCAGTTATGGAAGAAATATCTAATAAATCCTCAGCACTTGATAAACCTAATTCTGAAATAGGTATGCAGTATACCGCGCTTGAATTAGTAGTTAATGCTTCAATAGATACTAATAATGATCCATCCGCTAAGGTAATGGCGGATATATTGCCGTTACCAAACGAAAAATCCATATAATTATCATAATAGGCATTTATACCTGTTAAAGCTGGATCGCAACCTATACCGGGGTATCCGCTCGTCCTTGGGAATGTTCCAGTATAATCCAGTTTTAAAATACCATCTATATATATTTGTATTCGAGTAGATGAAATATGCTTTAAGTAAATATCATGCATATTACCGTCCATAGTGTATTCGAAGGAATCTAAAACGGTTATTGTTCCATCATCTTCTGAAACGAGATCAAATCTCGGCGGGGTAGCAGTTGAATTATATTTTAAAACGACTGAATTTCTGACTGATAATGGACTTTCTAATAAAGCATAGTCCGAATACGTTGCGATATGAATTCCGTCCCCTTTTGCAGCTATTCTAAATCCAGACTCTGCATTTACAGCATATTTTGAAAAATCATAGCATATACCAGTACCGCCACCAGAATAAATCTCGAATTCTTGATTTTGAACATAATATCCTGCACCCGTTCCTTTTGTAACCGGAGTCCTAAAAGTAGCAGTATCAGCCACATTATTCCACCATGTAACTAAATGATAGCCACAGTTAGTCTGCGCTGTGGATCCGGGGCCAATTACTAAAGTATAAGTTTGGCCTGCAACTGATGGAACTTTAATATATAAAACATCCTTAGTCGAAAGATTATATGCGTAAACCATAAAAAACCACCTTACTGTCGGTATTTAGTAGTTCTAACGTCTGCTGTTACTTTGTTAGGGCTATCTGTAAGTATTGCGCCTAATTCATCTAAACGATCATAAATAGCCTGCAAGTCTTCATCGCTTCTAACCGTAGCGCCAGTAAAATCTGCATTAATAACTACTGATGCGGGCTGTTGTGCGATTCCTTCTGTTAAGGTTGCTATTGGTGCAGTTATTGGGGTGGGCGTATACGTTTTAAGTGGAATCGCTTCTAATTTTTCAATTCCTGGAACTACGCCTGCTATGGTATTGTATACGCCTATTAAATCATTTAATCCACTAATTATATCATTTATATTCCAATTTATAAAGCTGTTTATTTTATCCCATGTGTCAGTCGTGGAACTCAAAAGCCCTTCATTAATGTCATCCCAATTATTACCAAAATAAATTATAGTATCCAGCATTAATTCAAATGTTTTAACTATTAAACCGCCTAAATCGATAAAGCTTTGCATAATATATTCTGTAAACCCTCGAATATCTAAAAAATTACTTTCGTAAGCCTTAGAAACTTCTAATGCACCAGCACCTACTAAGGATACTAATGACTGAAACGCAGCCTTAGCAGCATTATTTAAAATCTGCTGCGCCTGTATTGATTTATCGTTCAAAACTAATAAATAGTTAATATCGTCTTCGTAAGCACTAAAGTCGATAGATTCTTTGTAATCATAGACTGCCACGCTTGCTTCATTCAATTTAACTATTAAATCGTCTAAACTTTCGATAGAATCAGTAATAAAGGTTTTTAGTGTGTCGTCTTCGCTTAATTGTAAAAACGCAGAACTAAACGAAGAAGAAATATCAGTCATTCCTAAACTTATATTTGTTACTAAATCATTAAAATCAGATTCTAATTTTGTAGTAGTTCCCTGTATATCGTTAAAATTTTCGTCCCATGCATTTTTAAACGTTTCTGCAGCAAGTGAAACGCCACCAACTGCAAGACCTACGCCGCCCAAACTGGTAACTATCCCCGTAAGTGCGGATGCGCTAATGCCTAACCCACCAATAGCACCAACTAATGCGCCAAACTGTGAAACTAAACTGCCAATAATAATCAGTGCAGGCCCACCAACTGCTGCCACTACGGTACCAAAGCCTGCGGTCGTGACTATTGTTTTCTGAATATCTTTATCTATTGAAGAAAAAAAGTCTACAATATCGCCAGCTACTGGTTTAATGGCGTTCAATGCATCCAAAAATCCTTCAATAAATAATTCTGTGAAGTATTTTAAACCCGGTAAACCTTCTTTAATGATTTTAAGTAGATCCTTAATTTCTACTTGCATATCATCAAAAATACCAATTTGTATATCCTCTAATTCAGATTTTATAAGCGTTAGCATTCCAGCTACCGAATCTAATTTGACATTAGCTAAATCTTCAGAAGTTCCCCCTGCATTTTTCAGTTCTTCTTCAAAGCCCGATATAGCTGTTGCGCCAGAATTCAGCAAAGCTTCCCACTGTTTAAGAGCTTCTGCACCAAATATTGAAGCTAAAGCTGCCTTTCTTTGTTCATCAGTTAAGCCTGCCATCGAAGTATTAAGCATGTCAACTGTATTAGCAATGCCTATAAATGTACCAGAAGCATCGAAAAACGACAGATTTAGTTCATCCATTACCACCTGCGCTTCTGCGGTAGGCTTTGCTAATCTTGTAAAGCTGGTAGCTAATGCAGTAGTCGCTCTGGATCCTGTTAAGAAATTATTAGCCAATACCCCGATCGTGGCTGCCGTTTCTTCTATGGATATACCTAATGATCTGGCCCCTGGTGCAATATTTCTAAATGCTTCTGCGAATTCATACGTATTTTGCGCGGAACTATTGACCGTTTTTGAAAAAATATCGACTATTTTTTGTGATTCGCTTGCACGCATTCCAAAGGCATTAATGGCACCTGCTACAATGTTAGAAGCATCGGCTAAGCTAATATCCCCTGCAATAGCGAAATTCAAAACGCCCCCTAATGAGTCGATAATTTGTTGGGTATTAAATCCTGCCCTGGCTAACTCTACCATCGCCTGCGCAGATTCGCTTGCAGACTTTGCAGTGGTTCTTCCCATCTCACGCGCTTTATCTGTTAATAGTTCAAAGTCTTCTGTCGTACCGCCCATTATAGCCTGTACGTTTTTCATCTGCTGCTCGAAGTCGATGCCCGTTTTTAAAGCTATTCCCATACCTGCGATAAAGGGTGCGGCAAAAGTAGACATCAAAGTACCTACATTTTTAAGGCTTTGACCCATCGACACAATAGAAGCCCCGGCGCTTTCGAAATTATTTTGGATTCTATTTAGTGTCTGGGTAGCGTTGTCTTCTGCCGATATAATGATTTTTGCTTCATTTACCACTTTACCGCCCCCGTGTTTACGATCTTGGAATTACGGATAATTTTTGGTTATTATTCACTAATACTTCTTTTTGTAATTCTTCTAAATCCCCATGCGGAATTATAGCCCCGCAGTCTAAATTAAATAAAGTGTCTGCCGTGTTGGTATTTCCAATTATCCTTATATCGTAAGTTTTAGAAGAATCATACGAAAAAGGAAGGGATACGCTTGTATAATTTGTAGTTATTTCTGCAGCTGTTTTATTTACGCTTACTAAACTGATCCCATCTTCTAAAACTTCCAAAGTTATAATATCAGTCGCAGCTGCTGCACTGGCTTTAATTCTTACAGATACTAAATAATCCCCATCTAAAAGTGCCCAATTTTCCGGGGTAATATTTGTATTATTGCTAAATACTTCTACTAAAAGCCCGGAAGTAGGATCTGCGGTTCCTTGGATGGAAGTATTACCGTGGGCATCTGAATCTGCCACCACAGTACCACGGGTAATTAAACCATCTGATGCGTCATTAAATAAAATATCTGAATATTTAACCAGCGGTATTTCATAAATAGCGCCTATTGGGTAGCCGTCACTTTTGATAATAGGCTGGCCTTCGTAAACTGTGAAATAAGCAGCCACTATTCCAGAAGTTAAATCTATTGAAATAGCAAAACCATCCGCCCCAGTATTATAGCCATATTCAGAAGTAGGATCAGGTTTTCCACCTACTAAAATAATCCCTGAAGAATTAATATATATTACATTAGTGTTTACAGGGTTAATTCGGAATAAAGTCGCCCCTACTGTATCCATTTTAGATTTAGAGAATGAAAAAGCCCTATCTAATTTTAAATAAATTCTGTCGTATGATGCACTTATTCCGCTTGTAGGGTAATTTATATCGCCCATTTCTAAAGGTAGCTGTACTACATTACCAGATAGCGTTAAATATCCCCCTTTTTGGTTAGATTTATTTGAATACTTATTTACACTGCTGTAAGTATCCATTACAAACCAGTCGCCAGAATATAAAACCCAGGCACTGCCAATCCATACCCATAAATTATCAGTAGCTGCAGAAGTTAGTCTGATGTTTCCTGCTTCAATAGCCCAATCGCCGATAAAGGCATGTTTTTCTGGGTTATAAATTAGTTTCCAATTATCGGGATTTTCATCATTTACCGTATCATATATTTTAATGGGTGTAATTTGTATCCCTTCTACTAATTCCAGCTTATTAGTTTGGTATATATCGATTTTTCCTTCTGTTTTTTTAACAAACCCTTCATCGATAACTTTTGCACCTGTTGGAACCATGCACGTCGGGATCATAGTTGCTTCTGTAATAATATTATTAGAAATTAAATTTTTAATGCTGGTAATTATTCCTTTATATAGGCCTATTCCCATAGCATCGGCGGTTATAGGTATATCATAATCGGTTAAGCTAAGAGTATCTACTGAAATAGAATCCGGATCAAGCCAGCCTTTATAAACGTTAGAATCCATAAATATAGGCGATCCTAATGCTGCCAAATGTTTTAAATTGTTTTTGAGAAATGAAGCGTCAGCACCAAAAGCGGTCGCTGTAAAAGAAATTTTAGTGGGCAGTTTACCAATGGCCCTTATATATGGGTAGTCCTGCCCTAAAACAGGTAATGTTTTTTTATTTTTAGTTTGTGATTCTTTAAAATCACTAACAGCCTGCACGTCTAAATCTGCAATTTTATGAACCATGCTATCACCCGCTTTTATTTTTTAACCTTAGATTTTTCGTGTATTTTGTTATAAATATACATATAATTGTAAAATTCCGATAAGTCCATTTTTTGAACTTCTAAAACGGAACAGCCCAAAAATTTAGCTAAACTTATATTTTGCAGGTAATAAACGTCATAATCAAATATGCCTAATATTTGATATGGTTTTTCGCCACCTAATACCTTTTTAAGGTTTAAATCTCTTTCTTTAAGGGTGTAGTAAATGGGATTATATCCCTTTTCACTTTTTCGCAGCTTTTCCAGACTTTGCTGCTGCCATTCGTCCAATTGGTTTATCTGCCGATATGGACTTTGGAGTCCACCCACGAAAGGAAGACGCGGTGGCGTGCCCAGTCTGTTTTACGCATTCTACATAAATAGCCTTAAATTCATCTGCATCCATTTTCAGAACTTCTTCATGTGGTATATTTTTAACAAATACGACTAAGTATTCCTGTTCTAAGGCTAAATATTCAATCTGAAATGCACGCGGATCGGTATACATTTCTTCATTGCTTGATATTTCGTTAATTTTTATTTTGGAATTCATTTTTTTTAATTTTTCTTTATCTATGTATTTATTTACGATTCCTGACATTTCTACGGTAAAGTCTTTTTCTTGCTGTCGTGTAACCATTTTTAAATCACCTAAATTAAATTATACGTGCGCTGCGTTAAATTATACGTGCGCTGCGACTGTTATTCCTGTGGCTTTAGTGGTATTTACCGGGATAGTTACGTCTGATCCTGCATTTACTTCTTTGCCCCAACCTACAAATCCGACGCCTATTAAAGTAATATCTTGGCCCCCAAAAGTGATTACTAAATTAGCTTTGGTTTTATTTCTAACTGCTGACCTAACGACTGACGATTCATCTTCTAAGTTAAAAGAAGCGGTTATGGCCCTTTTAAGTACTTCAATATCTACCGTTTTAGTTATTGCAGTAGAATTTGGATCCGTATTTCTTTTAAGCGTATAATCTACGCTTAAATTTAGATCGATTCCTTCAACATTCGAACCGTTAAAAGTTAATCCAGTAAATTCATCATCAGAAAGCGCTAATGCAGTAGGATTTGAAGCATGCGTCCCAGTACCTGATACGTAGTCTGTTTCTGATGGATCTGTACCATCTGCCGCCCAGAAGTTAGCAGAAACTTCTGCATAATCATTATTTGGGATAGAAAGGTTAAAATCCTTTATTACACAGCCCATATATTTAGTATATATTTTAGTCGAAGCTTTTTTTATTTCGCCAACCGTAAAAGGTATAGCAGGCCCTATTGAATACATTAAATCATTTAACCATGTAAGATCCACAGGGGTAAATTTAACGCCACCTGTTAAATCTGTACCGACTGCCCTTGATAAGGTATTACCAAAAGCATCAGTCGAAGCATTATCGGGTAAATAATCTTTATCTTTTATTTCATGCTCTAAATTAGCATTATAGCCGGACTGATACCCTAAAATTTTCATAATAGGATTATCCGGTGTAACTCCGTAGTTCGATTCTTTTATGTACTCGAAAACGTGATTACTGCCACTAACCATTTATAATCACCTCGACTTTAGCAGTATTTTTTGAAGTAGAATCCTTTAATTTAATTTTGCTTTTTTCGGTTTTAGCTTCTTTACCTTTTTTTATTGTATTTTGTATTTCTTCTGGCGTATATTTTCCTTTTGGATCTTCATAAACAAAAGCCAGTATTTTTTCTGTTTCTTTCGCATTTGGATCCGGATTATATACTGCTTGATAACGAACGCCCACAGGAATTTTTGATGCAGGTTCAAAGGAATTAGTTTTTTTATTGTATTTTGCATTTACTTTTGAATACATTAAACGATCACACTCACCAGAAGCGATAAACCGATATTAGTTACTTTAGTACCGCCTATTTTTACGAAATTATCCGCAGGCCCTGGTGCAATATGTATTACAAAAGATAAACCTAAAGTCCTATTATTTTTTATTATTTCATTAAATGCATCTTCGAATTCATACATTTCATGTATTTTATATTGGGTGGACTTCCATGAAAATACAATATCATATAAAAAAGTTTTACCGAAACGACCGTCGCCGTATTCCTTAATTTGTTCAGTATGTGGTTTTATTACAGTACAGATGACATTTTGTACGCCTTTTTGATTTTCTTCGTCTGGGATGTTTGTTTCCCATTTTTCAACTTTGCTAAAAGCTGGATCAGCTTTCATCAATTCAATTAATTTGTCGGCTATTTCCAGCGAGTTAGACATTTTTACCCCTTTAATCTATTTGTTTAGGCGATACATATACAGAACTTTTAAAAGAAGGTGATAATCCATTGCCTGCGCCACTAAGTAGCCCTTTTTTTGAATTTAAAAATTCATTTAAAAGTTTAGCGGCTTTAGTCTCAAATAATTGTACTTTATTGGCAGTATCTTCTGCAGTATTCAAATATACTAAAAGTATATCGCCTGCTGCCCTTCTGGCTATAATTGCTTTTAGTTCGGGTTCATCTTCTGTTTTAATTTCGTAGCCCCTTATAGCGTTTTTAACGCCGCCTTCTTGATCGTCGATAAATTCTTGGATCTGCGCAGCATAAGCTTCATAACGGTCGTCGCCTTCTACTATATCGATATCCTGCGAAACTAATTTTAAAACGTCCGAAACATTGCAATAATCGGCCATATTACCACCAAAAAATAAAATAATTAGGTTATTCTGTTGGATTTACTCCGGTAATTTCTACGACGCATCCGGTATTAAGTACGACCGGCTGGATTCTGAATTCAGTCCTGTAATACCAAGCACCACCACCGACGCCTGATGTTCCTCCTCTCCAAATTTTAGGAGAAAGTCCCCCGCCTTGATTTACCATTTCCTCATTATTTTCTGGCCCATTTGTAGTTGGTGCAATACCTAATACACCCAAACCCATTTCTGGGACAGGATTTACGTGTGCCATGTATATTTTATTTTTATCGGCTAATGTTGCTAAATTGTTAGCTTTTGCATCATCTTTTGAAAGATAAATATTTTCGGGTATTTCTACAAACCTCATCCCATAAAATGAAGGTATATCCCCAATTCTTTCTAAACCGTTTGTCGGTGCCCTCATTTGGTAAATGAAATTTCTAACTTCTTTATGTTTTTTGAATAATGAAAGAGTTTCCGCAGTTCCTAATAATATATTAGGTACACGTCTGGCATTCTGTTTCATTAATAACGATCCTGATTCTAACACTGAGATAGGATCTGTTGAAGCATCGGCAAAAGAAGCGCCTGCTACTGTATTTTTTCCATCGCCTGCGGGAATTATTGCACCCTTCAATTGTGCTTCGAATTCGGCTTCGACTGCATTTCTTCCATCTTCCATAATTACATTTACTAAAGACGTAACTATTGAAGCTGGGGCCCTTCCTTCTTGGTCTTTCGATAATGGGTATTCTTGACCCCATCTTCCAGCAGTGAAACTTTGTTTACCTGCTTCAAAGTCGTCCTGCTGCATTGTAGCCCCTACAGCCAATTTAGGAGTTGCAGTCATTCTTTTTAATTTAGTCATGTAACTTGCGGATCCTTTCGTCCATTCTTCCTGCTGAAAGATTTCAAATGGAAGAACATCGGCAGGCGCATAATTTTCAATTACTCCTTTAAAATATGAGGGATCAAATTCTCGTGCTGATACGTCTATTCCGTACATTTAATCACCTTTATCCTTTATTATTTATTCTGGCTAATGTAATTAATTGTATCTGCGGTAATGCTGTAGCAGCCCCCGCGTCCCAACCTGTTAGCATTTCAGTAATAACTGCGCCATTATTCATGTATACGCAGTTTCTGTCTTCTGTATCTGCGGTAATATCGTTTAAAAGAATTCCTACTGGGTTTTGAGTTCCGTCGGTATTTCCCGTAGCATAAGCCCCATATTTACCGCCGACGGTAATTATTCCGACAACTGTTCCTGCTGCAATTGCTACGCCATCAGCGATCGTGCAGGGTAAAGTAGCTACAGGTATTTCTTTACCATACGCTAAACACCTGGTATTAGGGATTGGTTTAGTAAATTTTTCTACCATTTAAATCACCTTATGCCTTTTTTTCAGGTACTATGCCTTTTTTTCTACAGTCTGCTACATAGGTTACGTATTCGCCGTAGCTCATCGATTCTATGGTTTTACCGTGATATGATCTGCCCGGTGCATTGATTGTTGCAGCCGTGCTTCCTGGGAATTCTGAACCACCCACGCCGCCCCCGGTTCCGTTCATTTTTGAGTGGGCTGTTTTAAATGCATTTTTGTATAGTTCAGCTTCTTTACCTTCTTTTAATGCAGCTCTTACCTTTTGAACTTCTTGTTTTTCATCATCTGGATCGATTCCTAAATTTCTGCAAGCTTCAAAAACTGCTGCGTCCTGTTTAAGTTCTTCAAGCGTTTTAATAGCATCTTTTCCAGCATTGACGTCTGCTTCCATTCCTTTAATCTTTTTGTCTTGATCCGCAATTGTGGTATCTTTTGTAGCCATATCCTTTTTAAGGGTATTATTTTCTTCGATTACTTCACTATGTTTAGATTTCATGATAATTAGTTTGTCGTATTCTTCTTTAGGTATGTTTACAGTTTCTGGCATGCCTGCACCTCTTTCTGGCTGTAATTTAGCATGGTTAATTGTTATGACTCCAGTTTTGCACTGTGGATCATCAGGTATAGAATTAATACAAAGTGCCACCCGATCCGGATCGACGCCCGTTATTACTTTAGAAAAGCTATCCATAATATAGTCATACGTTGGACTCATAGAAAGGCCTTTTTCAATAACTGGTAATAGATCCTGCCTATAATTGTATAGGCCCCATTTTCCAACTATTGCCTTTTTTTCTGGGTTCCATTGGGCTTCTGTAATTCGCCCGATTACATTTTCGGGGCCGTCTAAATGGTCGATATCGATTTTCATGTTCTTAAATCGATCCACCCATTTTTCAACGAGTGCGGGTGGCTCCCCGTATTTTTCAGTAGGTATAATCATATCAATTTCGGCGCATATTTCGTATGGATCATTGCCGTGCTTTACTCGTTCAATATGTGGTGCTTGCATCGAAAGGCCCATATTTATCACGTAACCTTTTTTTTAAATTTTAATAAACATTTTAAAGATTTATAAGGGGGTTATGCCCCTTGTAATGCTTTATATTTACCTTCGACTTCTTTTAACCGCCCGTATTCGGTTAAAGTAATCGTAACAAAATTACTGGCCGCTTTTTGCAGAGTTATTTCCGTATCTTCTGTAACCATCTAATTTTTTGATTTCTTCGTCCTGCTTTTTGTTAGCTTCTTTAAGTTCGGCAATTGTTTTTCCTTGATCGTCGACTGTTCTTTCTAACTTGTTTACTGTTTTTTGAAGATCTTTAGCGTCGATTTCATCTCTCATGAAGAATTTACCGATTACGGTTGCCCCCGCATACGCTAAGAGTCCCCCGCCCATACCGACAGCTGCTGTCGCAATATCAAAAACCATCTTTCCACTTCCTTAAGGGTTTTTGTGGATAATTCCACATGTATATATAGTTTTTATAAGGTTTATAAACGTATTTAGTTTTAAAAGCCGTAAAGTATATATATTATTTTAATTATAATGTAATTTGTAAATGTTGAGGTGATAAGATTAAAAAGGGGATTAACATTACCATCCTACAAAACGGGCAGGAAGGCACTATATTATCAAACCCGGACGATTTAGTAGAAATTGTAAAAGACAAAATGAATAAAGACGGGATAAACCCCCATCAGTTATTCGAAAAAGTTATGGAGTATTCAAAGGAAAAGCCCCATGCAGTAAAATCCAAATCGACGGTTTATAATTTTCTAAATGGTAAACCAGTAGGATTACATAGTGCAGTATACATCGCTAAAGCCTGCGGTTTATGTTTGGTAATTTGGGAAGTGTAAACATGTTTTTTGAAGTTATAAAAGATAATGTAACTGTATCTACTGTATCTTATGGCAGACTTCCAAATAATAAACTTGATTACATTATTAGTTATTTAGCAGATGAAGGTTGCACTATTCAGAAAATAAATCTAAAACGATGGCATGAACTTATTAAAATTTTTAACAGGTGATTAAATGGTTAAAGAAAAAAAAGTTAAAATTGAAATTAACGGAAAAACTGCAAGATCAATGATGAAAGAAGTACACGAAAAAAGAATCAGCGCAGTTAAAACTTACTACAGAGAACTTAAAGAAGAATTGGAAGCCAAATACATTAAAGAAAATCCAATTACTGAGGACGATAAATTAGATGCAGGTGCAGCAGCTGCAATCCTTCTTAAAATATTCAAAAAATTTAACATTGAAATTAAAATGGAAGGTGGGGGATCCCATACATTTTACAGACGCATTGATGAAGAAAAACCCGAATCCGTTAAAATTGAATTATCTAATGGGCGGTATTTAAATACTGAATCCACTGAATACTCCGCAGCAAAAATCCATGAAAAAGAAAAAAATTTGGCATTAGAACATGAGAACGAAATGTATTTTAAAACGCTTGAACTTTTAAAAGGAGTTAGAACAAAAGACAAAATCATTGAGATTGTAAAAATTTCTTATGATTTGGATTTAGAAAAATACGACTACACGCCAATAAAACCCGATTTAGTTAAAAATACCTTCGATAAAAAGTTCTGTGAAGTTTTGAAAAATAAAAAAGGTGATTAAGTGGTAAATAATTTCGTTAAAATTAGAATGTTCATTGGATTTGTATTGGATGATGGAAAAGTTGAACCAATATCTGGAATGGAAAAAGATCCAATTGAACTTCTTGAAAAAAGAGGTTATACTGTATACGATAAAGAAATATTAAACGATATGCTTGCCTTTACCATTAAAAAAGACGGCGTAAATACTTTAGATGACTTTATAACTGAGTTATCCGAATTATCCGGATACAAATTATATTTTGAAGAAATATACTATGGTATGGAAGACATTAGGGGATTTAGTGAAGAATTAAAAATAGGTGACTCAAATGATTAAAAACCCAGCAGAACCAGCAGCAGAACCAGTTAAAAGGCCCATGAGTGAAAAAGATGTCAAAAATGCAGCAGCGACTGCTTCATTATTTGGTGGAACGGTAAAATCTCGGATTTATATTTATTTATTAAGGTTTCCCGGATCCACAGTTGATGAAATTGCAGCAGGTACCGGAATTTACCCGTCAACAGTTCGCGAAGAAATTTACGAAATGTACGAAAAAGATCACCAGGTCGATCGGGTTAAAATGGATCGGGATGGCTTAGGTAAAAAGCCGTACTTATACACGGCCATTAAACCTTCGGTAGTTCTTAAACCGATTAAAGAAAAAATAGTCAGTGCGTTAAATTTATTAATGGACTATGAAGAAGGGGCTAAAAAATGAAGTTTACCTGCCCTATGTGTGGATCCGCCCATGACGTAAACACTATTTTAAATTTAGAAGCTGTGGCTGCTAAGCCCTGCTGTTATGCTTACTATCGACTTAAAGTATTAGATTATTTAAAGGAAAATTTAAAGGTGATAGGTTTTTCTTTAAAATGTAGCTTCAAAAGTGAATCTGGATCGGATTATTGTACTTATAGGGTAATAAACCGTAAAGGGAACCCTACCAAAATAGAATTTGATAATCAAAGCTGTATTTTAAGAGATACTGCAGACTTGGGTGGCGTTGGTGGTTTATGCCATGCCCGGATCGAAGTAAATTTGGAAAATATAAAAGTGGAAGATTGGCATAATATCCAAAAGACTAAATATTTAATAATAGGTAAAGATTTATCGGCTATGTTATTGGATTAGGGTGGAATTATTAAAAAAGTATTTGTATGTAGCCCATACAGTGGAAACGTAGAAGAAAACGTTAAAAAAGCTAAAGAAATAGCCCGATCCTTGGCCCTTCAAAATATACTGCCTATTGTACCACATATTTATTTTACTAATTTTTTAAATGATTCTGATCCTTCTGAACGTAATCGGGGGATTATAATGGGCATTGAGTTAATGCAGCATTGCGATGAATTGTATGTTTATGGCCCCCCTACTAATGGAATGCGAACAGAGATCGACGCCTGGATTAGATTAAAAAACAAAAAACCTAATTTTAAACCATTATCACTTATTTAAATTTATTTGGTGGTATTTTGATAGAAATTTATAACGGTGACTGCCGACATGAGATTAAAAAAATAAAGCCCGGAACTGTTGATTTAATTTTGACGGATCTTCCTTATGGTACCGCTAAAGGCATGAGAAGCAGCCCCGCTTCATTGACTACGGGGTTAAGTGCTAACGAATGGGACGACGCCATTGATCCCGTAGAAGTATTTGAAATGGCCGACCACCTATTAAGGCCCAAAGGTAGGGCGATATTTTTTAGCCAGGAACCATACACATCAAAACTTATAACTAATGCACCAAATAAAATATCGTTTAAATATAGGATGATATGGTTAAAAAACCATTTTGCTAACTGCTTATTAGCTAAAAAAGCGCCTGTTAATTATTATGAAGATATAATCGTTTTTGGTAAAAATGGGAATGAAGAACATCAAAGTATTTTTAATTTATGGGAAGGGAAAGCCTTTAAATCTAATGTTTTGGAATATTCCAAAGATTTAGATGGATACCACCCTACGCAGAAGCCCCAAAAGCTTTTAATAGACTTAATAAATACATTTTCTAATAAAGGAGACCTTGTCGTTGACTTCACTATGGGATCAGGCAGCACCGGCGTCGCCTGTAAAACCTGCGATAGAAGTTTTATCGGTATAGAAATGGATAAAAAATACTTTGAAACGGCCAAAAGCAGATTAAAACAAAGTACATTAAATTTTATATTATAATTTTTTCTGCCCCCTTATCAGTTTATCCAAAAAAGCTTCTTTACCGCTGACGGCTGCGAAAGTGCCGAAGGGGGCGCCATTTTTAGAGGTTATACCATGATAGAAGAATTGGTTACAGTAAACATTAAATTATCTGATTTAGATATAATACGTGATGAAACAGAAAAAGCTAAAGAAGAAGCATCCAATTTAAAATACGAATTAAGTACTGCATTATCAACTATTGAAGACTTGCAGAATATCATTGAAAATACGGCAGAAATAAAAAAAGAGAATAGTGTATTAAAAGAAGAATGTGTCAATTTAAATAAACAGCTACAGATGTGGCAGAATGCCCATGATAAAGTACTTGCCGAAAGGGATAAAATTAGTGTAGATTTAAATGAAACAGTTATTACTAATTTAGGCCCTAATGCCTGTAAATACCTAATTGATGAATTATTTACTAAAACTGCATTAAATGCCAAAATAACTTTAGTCGTAACCGATTTTATAGAAAATAATGATATTACTGAATGTATTTACGGCGAAACAGCCGACGAATTAATAATTAAAGTTAAAAAATTAGTTAAATAACTTCTTTATTTTTTTTGGCCCCGAGAAAACCGAAATGTTTATATAGTATTATAGCTATACTTATAATTAGAACTAAGTTAAAAAGTAAGGTGATTTAGATGGCAGCAGTTGAAAAAAGAAAATTGGCTTTAAAAATTATTAGAGATCTTAAAAAATTAGATAATTATCAGGTAAACAGTTCAATTTCTGAATTATGCTCAGTATACAATATAGACCGATGCAGAAAATGCGGCGAATACCATTTATCAGAAGAAATCGTAGTTTCAGAATACAATGAAAATACTAAAACCGGATATATATTATGTAAAAAATGTAATAAAAATTATAATCCTAACATGTCAAAAGAAGAAGTTATGATATTTCTTAAAAATTAAATAACTTAAATCTTTTAGGGTGATTTAAATGGAATCAGAAAAAAAAGAAGGCGTTAATACTTGCTTATGTGATTTATGCATACAGCAGGGTGACGGTAATAACTGTAAATTCTATGGCTTTGATTTAATAGAATTGCCTGTTTATTGTAATGGTTTTGAACCTAAAGCCCCACAGTTTACCGATGAAGAATTAAAAACCCTTTCGATAATCATTAAGACCAAATACTGCGGATTAACTAAAATAATTTTGGAAAGAACATCCGAAAACCCGAACATTATTTACGATGAAGAAACGACTGAAATTTACCGGCATAAACGGGATATTGTCTGCAGTATACACGACAAATTAGAATCAGTTCTAAAGGTGAAAAATTGATAATTTATGGGGTTTGGGAAGGATATGAAGATGGGCATATTATACAATGTTTTAAATCAAAAGAAAAAGCATTGGAACATATATTAAAAAAAGTAGAAGAATACGCACCTTTAGAAAATAAGTATCATAAATATCCGAAAGAATATTGGGATATAATTGAATTAGAATATGATAATTCTAATTAAAAAATAATTATAAACTGCCTGCTATTGCTGCATTAATTGCATCTATTATATTTTTTCTATTGTCTTCTAAAGCAGGGTTTAAAAATGGCCTTTTAACTGGTTTTCCTTTTGTACGTGTTGCCGATGGCTTTCCGTCGCCTTCAATTATTGCGGCATGCGCTGCACTGGCATATATTTCTGCTGTTAGCCCACCGTTTAGCATTTGTATGTGGATACTTTGTTTTAATTTTTTTCGATCCCTATATGGTGATATTAATCCAGGGTGCGTTCTTTGGCCCATTCGTTGGTATTGCCTTCTGGTTTTATCAGTTATTGGAAGCCAGCCCAGGCGCCCGGTATTATAACCCGTTCTTATTATTGTTTTGGCATCTGCGTATACATTTTGGCCCTGGGATCTAATTGTTGCAGCCACTCTTTTTTTAATAAGATTCGCTGTTTCCCCCAAATTAAAATTTATTGTATAACGTATACTGTTCATAACTGGGCCCCCTTAAATGTTTGGTACGGTTCTAAATTCCCATTCGCATCTGCAGTTAGGATGCCTTGGTATTACTCCTTGGGCATCTTCTAAGCTGTACTGTTTGCCTTCGTATTCTTGGCAGTCTGCGCAGGCTTCGCCGCTTTCGGTTCTAAATATGGCGATGGTTTTGGTGTTAAATTCCTTATCCATCTGCATATTATATTGGATCCCGGATTCTTGGACTGCCCTATTTATTTCTGTTGCAGCGATGGTTCTTGCTCTGCCTTCCGTGGTATCAAGTAGTTTCTGTATATCGGTAGTTATTCCTTTTGATGGCTTAACTTCCAATAATTCACGCTGTAAAATAAATTTAAGGCCGTTTTTATGGTCGTCTACTAAATTTTTTACTTGATTTAACATTTCTTTAGTTACAAATTTAGCAGCATCCATTGATTTTTTTATTTTGATTCCAACTATTGGGTTTAAAGTATTAGCATTAATTATTTCTTTAACTAAATCGTCACTGTAGGGGATATGCTTATTAATTGCATTATCAAGTTCAGTATAAAATTCTGGCGTTAAATCTCTATCTTTGATCTTTTGGGCTTGGGCTCTCGCTTTAATAGTTCCTTCATTTATGCGGACTGCGAATTTTCCTACGAAGTGGTCTTCTAAAACTAAACGACCGTCCTTTTGGTGGCTTATACGTTTTGGCATTGTTGAGTGCTGCGCCTGCCCAGGATCCACCGTTTTTACCATATTAATAGTAGCTTTATCGGTATCAATTGGGAAGTTTTTACGTTTTAAAAATGCTTTAACAGAAACATCATCAAATCCGCCTTTTAACATCATTAAAGCTGTTTCCATTGACATTTTATCTATTTCTGCATTAGTTTTTGAATCAAGCACGTCTATATCTTCAAATTCAAGTTTAAGGCCTTTATCCGGCCATTTTAAATTAATTATTTTGTTTATTTGCATTTGGAAAGTGTTTTGTATACCTTCCCATACTGGATTCATAACTTTTAAAATGGTTGAAGTAGTCGCTAATGTTTGGCCCCTGGCATTAATTAAATCTTTTGGAAAGTTCATACATTCCCAGCATAGCGATTCATAATAATTTAAAAATTCCAAATAAACGTCCTTGTTTATTTCATTTTTATGCAAAATTATATCTGTATCGGGTGTAGTTACGATTGACTGTTCAGAATCCATATTATTTACAGCGTCGCCCACTTCTGCCTGATAATCCTTAAATATAGTCCATTCATCGATGACAGTTTTATCTGCTTCTGGTAATGGTGCCGACGGCCATTCTGGGGATCCATCTTTACCGTATGATCCTGTTTTTACCTGCACGAATGGGAACGCATGCTTTTTTAATACCTGCGGAACTTTACCGCGAATATTCCAAAGGGTTAGAACTGCATCCAGTGCTGTTTCAACATCCGCGTCCAGTGATTCTTTATAAAAAATAATATCAGAACTACTGTATGCGCCGGATTTCATGTCTTGCTTTCCAGATTCTACGTTAGAAGTAAATACGGTTTCTTTAGTTACACTAAGGCCCGTTTTATCTTTATATGTGGCTTTTTGGGTATATGTTACATCCCTATTATCCACAGGATTAACTTGAGCTGTAACGTTCCATGCGTCCATGTATTGAATATAATCGACTTCACTGCCATTATATTTTATTTGGCCCACAAACTGCCCATGAATATATAAATCGTTAAACCAATCCCGTAAAACTGATGGGCCTTTGGCGCTTGTTGCTAATAACCCGGAATGTAAAAGCCAGTTTTTAACTTCTTCTTCTAAGTCAGCGTTATCATCTTTTGATATTACCTGCCAGCGATTAAATAACTTATAAAATTGATGTGTTAGTGGCTTTTTTATGCTCGATTCATTCTTAGCGATTAAATTTCTTAAAAGGGGATTATTTATAAGCTTTCGGTATTCGTCAGAAGTATAAATGCGTGGCCTTTTGTATGCCATAATTAATCTTTGTATTTCGCTACTGCTAACTTCAGCACCACCTACCCCATCCTTACTTCCTGCCCCGTCAGCGTGTTTAACTCGGTTTAATAGCCTTCCTGTAACAAATGCGCTATAATCAGATCCTTTTTTAGGTACTGCTTTACCCATATAACCACCTGCAATAAAAATATCGTTATTAATATATTATTATTTAAAGTATATAAATAAATAAATTATTTTGGTCGGTATGCGCTGTAATGCCGCGCTGATTGTTTTGGTTTTGCCAAGTATTTTTCTAAACCATACCTGCATGCATCACATGCGTCGTCTTCTTCATCGACAGGCTGATCTAAGGTATTACCTAATTTATCCTGCCGTCGGTGGTATAATTGGAACTGTAAAATTGAATTAGGGCATGTAATAGGATCAATTACTATTTTTTTACGTGTAGCTAACCATCTAATGCCATTATTTACTGAGTCGGGCCCCTTTACCGCAGCTAATGCAGTAATGCCATAGTTTTTTATTTCAGAAATAGATCCCGGCTGCGCACTATCGCAGGTCGCCGTAATATAACCCATTTTTTTAATAATTTCTTCTGCAAAAGTTTTATTGGAAGCACCGCGCAGAAATACTTCATTTAAAATATATAATGTTTCGTTATTTTTATCGTAAAACTTCGTTATTTTTATCGTAAAACATTTCTAAACAGACAGACGGGTGTATAAAACCAAAATCCGCACCATAATCACGCGGATAAAAGCTTGCACGTTCTTCTGGGGTAATGATTCTTTTTTCAATGTTTTTATAAATTATATCGCCCATAATTCCCCAATTACCGAGCGCATAAACATTATAAAATAATTCATCAACATCTTTTAATCCTTCGATCCTGTCGATGTCTTCCTGTTCTAAGAATTGATTATCTTTATATGTAGTTTTAAGAATAGATAAGTCTTCATCTTCATAATATGTTTTAGAATCGTCCCAGTTAGTAAAATAACGCTTATAAATCCAGTGGTTCTGATCTATTGGGTTAAATGTTAAAATAATACGCTTTTTAAATTCTGATTTACCCCTTAATCTTACATTTAATTGATTTAAAGCATTTTCTTTAGTTTCAGTAGCTTCTTCGATCCATACGTCAGTAATAACGCCTTTTTTAGGGGTTATTGATTTAACTTTTTCAACATCATCCAATCCTTTAAAAAGAATTTGGGCTCCATTAATACAGGTAATAGTCATGTCTGATTTATTAATAGAAAAAAGTCTACTGCATTTCATTGCTTCGATAGCTTTGCATATTTCATTGTATACCGAAGTTTTAAGCGATACAGCTGTATTTCTAACGCATAAATAGTTGTGGCCGTGCAAAACATCTATAACGGTACGTTCTGCAACAAAATATGATTTACCTGATCCACCACTACCGTAATATATTTCGGTTTTTCGGTGATGATGTAAAAAATCCCAGTACACAGGATTAAAAATACTTTTGCCTATTTCTAAATTAAACTGTGGCTGCGCTGCTGTTGCTGCCAAAATTAATCACCTATTTATCCGGGTTAAGTGTAACTACAATATTAATTCCTTGATCTAAAGGGTTAACGTTCTTAAATATGCCTAAGTGATCGCCTAATCGTTTAAGGCCTTCTGCTTTCATGGTTTTTCGTTTAACTGTCTTAAGGGGGCAGAACGTGGTATCATTCATACCGCCCCAGGTATAATCTTCGACGATGATTTCTTCTTCTTCTACCAGTTCGCCCTTTGCCATTTTAGTATACTGCTTCAAAATTGTATCAGTATCATAGATTTCTTTGGCAATTATATTTTTTAAACGGCTTTCTATATATTCTTTTATTAATTCGTTTTCATTTAAAAGCCTGTTTGCAGTAGTGGGTGCGGATTTTGTTGCGTACCCTGCTTTGATTGCAGCCTGTGTTCCATTCTGGTTATTACGCAGATATTCTTCACAAAATTTTATCTGCTGTGGCGTAAGTTCTTTTGGTTTCTTTTCCTTTTTCTTTTTATCCTTTGCCAAAACAACCACCCTAAGTCGT